GAACCACCCGTTAGGGTGGTCTTTGTCCCCAAGACTTTGAAAAGCCCCCGGGTTATAGCTATTGAACCGTGTTGTATGCAATACACACAGCAAGCCATTAGATCAATCCTTATGGGATTAATCGAAAATGGTGCCGTTACAGGTGGTCAGATTAATTTCTCTGATCAGTCTGTAAATCAGCGGCTAGCTCTAGCTTCATCTAGATCCGGTTTATTGGCAACAATAGATCTTTCAGATGCAAGTGATCGTGTTCCACATGATCTTGCTATGGAAATGTTTCGATCTGATCCTGATCTTAGGGATGCGATTGAGGCATGTCGGTCTAGATCTGCGATTCTTCCTAATGGGGTTTTAATTCCCGTTCTGAAGAAATTCGCTTCTATGGGGAGCGCTTTATGCTTTGTTGTGGAAGCCATGTATTTCTACACTATTTGTGTAGAGGCTGTCCTTCAACACTGCAACCTTCCTGTGACCATCCGCAACCTTAAAAAAGTTGCTAAGCTGGTCCATGTGTATGGTGACGATATTATCGTCCCGTCCGCATACGCGGGTTCTGTCCTTGCACGTTTACAAAAATACAATTGTAAAGTGAATAACCGCAAGACTTTCTTGACTGGAAAGTTTAGAGAATCTTGCGGAGTTGACGCCTTCGACGGGTATCTGGTTACACCAGTATACATTCGTCAAGAACGTCCAGGGAGCAGACGGCAAACCAACCAGGTTGCCTCGTGGGTGGCGACAGCTAACCTCTTCTATAAGAAGGGTTACTGGCGCACTGCTGATTTGATGTTTAAAATCATCGAATCGATACTAGGGCCTTTGCCCTATGTATCTGACGAGTCATCTGGATTGGGTCGTAATTCGTACCTGGGTTATCGTACCGTCAATCGATGGAACGGTAAGCTCCAACGCTTTGAAGTAAAAGCTTGGATTCCAAGTCCAGTTTATCACACTGATGAACTGGAGAATTACGGGGCTTTGACTAAGTCTCTTCTTCGACTCGCTGAATCTCATGATTCTTCTGAGCCGATTGATGAGAATAATCTCAGTCGGTCCGTACGGCGCGGCGCTGTAGCACTGAAACGTCGCTGGCTTCCCGTCTAAAGACGGGTACATTCCGGTCAACAACCGG